AGTCTAATGAGTAAATTACAAGTAGAAACAATATCGCATACGAATAATACTACGGCTCAAACTATTGATAGTACAGGACGTATTCTGACCCCAGCTAGACCTAGCTTTCTTGCCAGAGGTTATGGAAGTATTACTGGGGGTTCACAATCAATAAATAATATCACCACTCATTCTAATTTAGGTTTATATTATAATTTTGATGTAGTAGACCATAACATAGGTTCTCATTTTACAAACTCTAATGGCAAGTTTGTTGTTCCAGTTACAGGGTTGTATTTTATAAGTGCAGGACATGGATATAAAGGATCGGCTAACTGGGGAAATATGGTTCTTTATGCTCAAGATGGAGATACTACTGATTCTGGGTTTTTGTCACAATGGACACCTAATAGTCTAGATGGAATAGGAAGTACCATAAGCATTCACAAACAATGCACTGTTGGAGATGAGATAGCTGTGGGTTCAAATATAGCTTATGCCCAACCAAATACAGCTAAAGAATACTTTTACTTTACTGTCACATTAATAGGGTAACAACATGAGTGTAGAATTAGAAGCATTAAGAATTGAAAGAAATAAATTATTAGAAAAAAGCGATTGGACACAGGCTAATGATAGTCCTTTGTCAGATAGCAAAAAAGCAGAGTGGGCTACCTATAGACAATCGCTGAGAGATATAACAAAGACAGCATCGCCAAAGATAGGAACACAAGCACCTTACTTAAATAGTCTTGACCCATCCTCAGTAACCTTTCCAACAAAACCTTCATAGGATAAGACAATGGCAAGTATATTAAAAACCGACAAAATCGAAGGAGTGACCGCAAGCGGTACTGTGCATATTCCTGGTCATGTGGTGCAAGTTGTAAATGCTAGTTTTGATACTAAAACAGATGTAACTAGTAGTGGTAGCTACACTAATACTCACATAACAGCAAATATAACTCCGTCCTCTACAAATAATAAGGTGCTTGTTTTAATTAATACTGTAGTAAGTGTAGATTCTACCACTAATACCTTTAGGAAGTTAAAAGTAGGAAGAAACGGCACAGTGGTTTCTACTGAAAAAATTATACGGTCTAGCTATGTAGACACAGGAGGTAATGATGTTCTAGATTTATCGATACATTATTTAGATTCTCCTTCTTCTACTTCAAGTGTAACATACTCAGTAATGGCAGATGCAGGGGGGCAGGGAATGGCAGTTGGTGGTAGAATGTCAAGCACAACTGCAAATCAGATTTCTAATATTACTCTCATGGAGATTGCGCAATGAGTACACTCAAAGTCGATACAATTCAGGGCAAGACAACAGCTGGAACATTAACTTTACCAGCTGGTCATGTCAGACAAGTAGTTCATTCTAAAAGAGCGCATGGAGATGGGCAAATTTCTTTTGCAACAGGAAACTACTCAACTTTTTCTGATGCGCCTGGTATGAGTGTAGACATTACTCCCTTAAACTCATCTAGCAAATTTTTAATACGACTAGCTTTCAGATACGGTTCTACAGCTAGTTCAGATAATGTAGTTAGAATAGTTAGAACTGTTAGTAGTACGGCAACAAACCTTTATCCTGTAGAAAATGCTTCTACTGGAGGGGCTGGAGGTCTTGGGAATATTTACTATTCAAGTGGCAATAGCAGTGCACAATATGCGCATATTGCTTTCAATGATACATCTTTTGATTATCTTGATGAGCCATCAACAACTGCTTCAATAAATTATAAAGTTCAATTTTCAAATGCTAATGGAACTTTGCGTATAGGAAGTCGAGCAGACGCTGCAAATGATAGAGATAGCTCAATTACAGTTATGGAAATAATAGGCTAGGGAGATAAAACAATGACAACAATAGCAAACGCATTAACGAGTTTAGGAGTTAAAGAGTGGGTTTACAGAGGTAACGAAGCAACCACAGAAGCAGAGTTTAAGGAAAGATTTCGAAAGGTTACTGGAGCAGACAGCAATGGTTCAGCTATCGAAAGTGCAGACCCAAAAGATTGGGGAACCACATGGAAAGCTGTAAGCGATAAAAAGACAGAGCTAATCAATGCAGAGCCTATGCGATTGCTGAGAGTTGAACGCAACAGATTACTGGCAGAAACAGATTGGATGGCGAACAGTGATGTAACTCTTGCCGATAACTGGAAGACGTATAGACAATCATTGCGTGACTTGCCAGCAAGTGCAAAGCCAAAGCTATCAGCCGATGGGTCGCTGGATATGTCTTCTGTTACGTTCCCTACTAAGCCTAGCTAATGACCAAGGCAGATATCAGCCAGATTATGACAAAGCTGGCTATTATTGAGACTAAGATGCAAAGTGTTGAAAAGCGTGTGTCACGCCTAGAGCGTATTCTTATTGGCAGTGTAGGTGCTTATTTTCTTGTGACTGTTGGAATATTCGTACAACTCGTATTGTAATTTAGGAGAAATCATTGGTTTTCGGTGTAGGAGAAGCCATAGCTGCTGCTGCTGCATTTAAAGCTGCTGTGGACGGAATCAAAAGTGCAATAAGTACTGCTTCCGATGTTCGTGATATTGCGAGTCAAATAGACCAACTACTCGATAGCAAATCACGCATAGATAAGGCAAAGAATAAAAAGGTAGCCCCAGGACAATTCAGTATTAGTTCCATTGCGTCTGAAACTATAGACGCAAAACTCGCTGAAGAGGAGATGTATCAGATCAAGATGCTGATTGATAATCGCTTTGGTCATGGCACATTTCAAGGAATCTTAGAGACACGCCAGAAGCGTATCAAGGAATACAAAGAAGCACAGATAAAATTAGCAAGACAAAAGGCAGCACAAAGGGCTGAGATGATGAATGACCTTAAATTATTCGTATGGATTTTACTTGGGTCTATTGTCCTTGTTATTGGTGTTGTTGCCGTCTTCCTTGTCGATTGGTGAGTCTCTATATCACACAAGAGATAAATGTGTGCGTAAAGAAGGGGGTCAAGAGACCTTTGAATGGCTTTGTACCGATGGCAAAGTCATAAAGCTAGCTCAGAGCGATAATATCAAGAACTGCTTTACATGCTTTCTCAAGAAGTTCTCTGACTGGACTTGGGAGCAAGAGATACGAAAGGGTATGCGCGAAGACCCAAAGTATATAACGTGCCGGAGATATAAGCGAAAGAAAGCAAAGAACGGACAAGAGGTCTGTTTGTATAGAGGCGCAAATAACACCTATACGCTTGTGGTTGAGGGGCAGTGCCCTATGGAGTTTCAGTGTAAATATGAGCCTAATGGCAAAGAGCCTAACATTGATAGCGTAGTAGATTCACTCAACGAGAGTTTTAAAAAATGACGCAGAAGAAGTTAGAGAAAGGGTCAGTCTGGGAAAAGGCTGATACCAATGGCGATAATATTATTACTGACAACGAGATTGCTTTACGCGAAAGGATGATACGGCTTGAGAACCAAGATAAGAAAGAAGATCAACAAAGATATATGGTCTGGTTTTCGGCTCTCAGCGTCACAGCTTTTATTATTATACTAATGTTGCCTATAGTACCACTCGACAGATTAGATATGCTCTCAAGCATAGCCTCGACTTGGGTGATATCCAACATGGGTATCATAGGGGCATTTATTGCGTCTAATGCGTTTAAAAAGAATGGGGAGACCAAACAATGAAAGTCAAAGGTGTAGATTTATCAGCCCTCACAAAGAGGCAACAGGAGACCATGAAAAGACATGGGGTTCATCATACAGCAAAGCACATGAAGGATATGGTAAAGCGTATGAAGAAAGGCGCAACATTTACAGCAGCGCATAAGGCTACAATGAAAGCTGTAGGCAAATAATGCCCTTTTCCAAGTATTCGCCAAAGCAAAAGAAACTAGCGAGAACAGCACCTCCAAGAGATAAGATTACGGCTGCTGATTTTAAGAAACTCAAGAAAAAGAAAAAGAAGAAAAGAGCATGAGCCGTAAGTTTGCGAGAGTTGCCAAAACCAAAAAGGGTGTACCAAAGAAGTACCTCACAGGCGCAAAAAACAAAAAGGCAAAAGAGAAAGAAATACTGGATACGCGAGAG